ACGCAGCATTATTTGTATGGGAAGTTACAGTGGCATTCTTAGGTCGTATAGACATAAAGTTTCCATTCCAATCAAAAACACCACTTCTCAAAGAGGTTGATTCATTATCGAAGTAGTCATATGAATTGTTATATTTCATTTTCGATGAGCCCAAAGAAGAATTAGTATCCCATAATGACAAGTAATTAGCTGTTCCACTACCATTTAGACCTCCACCACTTCCCCATTCCAATCCAGTTGCCGATGCATTCACCTTCATCACCTGCCCAGGTGACCCAAGCGTATTCAGTCCGGTACCCCCTTTGTCCACCGGCAGCACACCTGTCGTGTTATTCAGGTCCAGATAGTAGCTCCCTTCCTGACCATCCAGCTTGTCAGCATCCAGGCCAGAGCCGGTACCTTGAGGGGTGTTCACAGTAAAGGATGGATAGGTCCCACTCACCGTAGTTGCACCTTGCCCCGTAAGTGTGATCGTGGTATCCGGGGCATTGTTGATGAAAGTAATTTCGTTCCCCGTGCGAGTGATCTTGATTCCGCTTCCTGCCTTTAGTGATACAGCAGGGCTTCCTGCTGTATTGCTCTGTATGTCAATACTGCCAGCACCCGAAACCACACTCAATGCCCCCTCGTTCGCGGGATCGCCATCCTGTTCAGCAGCCAGGCCGGTAAAGTAGGACGTCCCCCCAGCCCACAGGAACACGCTATCATTCGCGATGGTCACTGAGTCGATGCCGCTGCCGGTCACAGGGCTTTCGATCAGCATGGCGCGCCCTTCGGGGTCGATGTAATAGACCTCGCCCGTACCGGACACCTTCACGAATTCATTCAGGTTTTGCGTGTTGCCCGTCGCTGCCGGCGTGTAGTTGATCTCGACGAGCTGCACGTCCGGTGCGAAATACTTGCGCGCTTCGCTGAACTTGACCTTCTTGAGCGCCCCGTCTTCCTGGGTGTAGATGGCATCGTTGCCGTCCGGCACCTTGGTAGGGGCCAGGTCGGGCCGCACCTGGGCGGCAGCCGTGAGGCCAAAGAGCAGGAACAGGAAAATGATGTGTCGCTTCATTTCTTTTTGGTTTTGCAGGAACCGACGTAGCGCAGCCATTGCCAGTTGAGCACGGCAATCTTGCCGCGCTTGCCCATTTCACGCAGCTTGTTTTTCAATGCGCGTTCGAGCCATTTGCTATCCCACTGCCCATATGCCGGCTGGCAGACCTGCACGTTCTCTGCGCCTACGAAGGTGGTGATGCCGCCGATGTAGCGGGCGTAGCTCACCCTGTACTCGACCTCGATGCCGTAGTTGTCATCGGGGAGCCATTCCCACCCCCATGTCTGTGCAGGCAGCAGGGCGGGCAAGCAAAGGATGATGATGACTGCGATGCGTCTCATTTGTTCGATTCGTCGTAAGTGAGGTGAAATCCGGCGGCGAAGGCTACCCGAAACAAGATGAACACAGCGACCCATGTGCCGGCATCATCCGACGCCAGGGTGGCGATGCCGGCCGCGAGGAACGTCATCATCATGAACTCCATCAGGTGCCAGCCGTCGGCCAGCCAATAGAGGAAGTAGGTCGCCATGCCCCACCGGTATCGCCGGTCACCGCCGTCCCAGTCCTTGTACATCCGCTTCCAGGACGTCTTTTTGTCCCAGAATGACCGCGGCTGCAGCCGCGACGTCCATCCGCCAGGGTGGAACGTCAGTTCGTCCATCACGCCCTTGCACAGGCCCGCCAACAGAAAGAGGATGAATGCTAAGGCAAAGTCCATGTGTCGCCGGTTGGGGTGATCCAGATATTGAGCGCCGGGTCGGCCCATCCGGTTCCAGAAGGCATCCCCTCGGTCACGGGTGGGCGCTGCTGCAAGGATTCCACTACGCGCTTGTCGAGTACTTCGTCCTTTCTGATCAGCCAGGTGCGTTGGTGGTCTATCGAACCGTTGTCCTGAATGGCATCCGGATTGTCTTCGAGCAGCATTTGAAGACCATCCAAACTGCCGTAATGCTGTATGCAGATGTCAAAAATCGTCTGCCCTGGTCGCGCCGTGTATTCGGTGAGTCTCATATCTCGAGCAGCAGATTGCGGTCATTGTATCTCATGGTGCGGAGGCGGTAGCCATCTGCTTCGAGGGCGAGCTGAAGGGCCCGGCGTTGTGCCGCATCGAAGTTGCCGTTGATCAGCCGCTCTTCGCCGAAGCCGGCCAGCGGCTCGTGCTTCAGGTTGCCGGGCGACAGCCGGACGACCAATTCCACGTTTTGCAGGTCGCTCTGCCCGATCACGAAATCGCCGTTTGCGATTTGCAGGTCGCCACCGTCGAGCAGGAAGTCGTTCATCAGAATTCGGTGTTTACGCTGAATCCTATCTGTACCACGATGCTACGCGCCACACCCCGCGGCACCAGCTTCACCTGGATGATGAGCTTGCTCGTCGCCAGCACGTCCTGGTCGGGATTGATAAAGACCCCGAATGCGCTGAGCTCGTTGTTGCTCGTCATCGTGTTCAGTGCACGCTCGGTCAGGCCCTCGAAGTAGCGCACCGTGCCCGCCGCCAGCTTGCCCGTGTCGCCATCCACGGTGAGTGGTGCATTGAGCTGCGGCAGCAGTGCGGCGCGCACCAGGCGCTTGGCCTTCTGCATGGTCCGGTTGGCCTCGATGTAGGCGAAGTCGTCGGTGCTGATGACGGCGCTGTGGCTGTCGGCCAGGTAGGTGCCACCGATGCCCGCATGTTTGCGGAAGCACAGGTAGCGCTTGTCGTTCAGGGTCTGGATGTTCGACACTGTGGGGTTGACCGTGCCATCGCTCAGCATGATGGACTCCAGCTCTTCCCCGTCGCTCATGTTGAAGCGCTCTACCCATGCAATGCTCTCGTGCACCTTCGCCTTGGCGACCGCGCCCAGCACGGCCCCCACTGCGGGGATGTAGGGTTTGCCCAGGGACGAGGCGAGGGCGGCACCCCTCGCGCCCCCGTCGCCGGCAGCCACGACGCTCACTGCCGGCGCAGAGAGCGTGTTGAGGTCCGTGGCCGAAGAGGGGACGAGCGGCGTGGTCGCATTGTCGTACCCGACGATGGCCACGAAGGGCTTGTGCTCGGCCTCTGCCGCATCCGCAGCAGCCTGCCACACGCTCGACGCCTCGCTGACCGAGCCGATGAAGCCGCCCACCTGGCGCACCTTGTCGGTGAGCACGAGCAGGTCATCGGGGAAGGTGATGCCGAAGCATACGTACAGGTCGGCAGCGCCCGCTACTCGGAAAAACTCACGGATGTGGTACCAGGCTTCGCCATAGGTCGCATCCCCTTCGGTGATGCCGTCCTGCTCGGCGCTCTGCAGATCTCGATACAGCCGGATCTTGTCGCTGCCCCATGCCGTGGGGGCCGAGCCGCTGAACACGATGGCGCTGACGTGGTCTTCGCCAGCCGCCACACGGCCCAGACCGCCACTGATGGTTTCAAATGTCACGTCATTCAAAGGCATCACTCAGATTTTTTGCGGCCGCGGCCACGTTTCTTTACAGGCTTCTGGGCTTCCGCCCCTGCTTCCTGAACCTCACCCGTGCCAGGATCTTCCTCTTCAGAGTTGGGGGCCGGGATGCGCTCGATCTTCAACCCATGCCGTTTGGCGTGATCCTGGGCGCTGCCCCAGTGATGCGCCAGAAAGAGGCAGTCGCCCACCTTGATCACTTCCTTGGCATTGGGGTATTTCTCAAAAAACTCCTTGACAGTCATGACTCATTATTTGATTAGACCGTGGTGTCTTCGATGATGGCCACGACACCGCGCTTGTCGGTGTACCATGCCGTGCCTCCTGCGCGCACCTCGGCGCTGAAGATGCTGCCGTAGTACTGCGGCACGTCCTCGTCGGCGAAGACCTTGATCTCACCGCGTGCGGCGCGCACGAAGCGCTCGTGCCAGGCCAGGGCGAAAGCCTCGTCCGTAGCGGCATTGGCGGCATCGGGATCTTTCGGGGTGTTGGAGCCAGCCGCATAGCGGCCTACGTGGCTGCGCACGTACACCTCGAAGCCGAGCAGACGACCGATGGTGCCCAGCTCGAGATTGGGCGTCTGCACGAAGTCGCGCGAGAGCAGCGTCGTGTCCTCGAGCAGGTCGCCCAGCATTTCGGCATTGAGCAGCAGGTAGCGCCCCGACTGCGGCACGTCCATCTTGTCCATGAGGATCTTTGCCGAAAGGATGTCGGCCTTCGTCAGCTTCTTTCGGTTGCCCGTGGCGCCCGGTGCCGAGGCGGGCCGTGCGGCGCCCGTGGTGCGCACAATGTTGGCTGCCACATTCGGGGCCCAGGCATAGGCCATGTAAGTGGCGATGCTGTCGGTCAGCGTGCCGATGTGCTCGTCGAGCACGTTTTGGCGTTTCTCGTAGCTGACCTCGATCTCGTCCATGTCGCGAATGAGGGTCGGATCGCTGCTGAACGAATGCAGGTTGTACGTCACCTCGGTGTCGGTGCGTTCCGTGATCGTGGCTGGGAACGAAGAGCGGTCGCGCACCACTGCGGGCAGTGCGCCACTCTGCGGCAGGTGCACCACCTTCCCTTCGACGAAGGCATCGTCATTGCGCGAACGGCGCAGGAACGTGTTGTCCTTGAAGAGGTTCGCGGCGATTTCCGCCACCCAAATCTCCTTCTGAATTGCCATCTCTGAATTTTTTGGATTTAAGGCCGTTTTTTCGGGCCGGCCTTACATCGCCCTGTTTGAAATCTTTTGTTTCAATTTGAACGAGTTTAAACAGCATTGCGGCGATTTCTCAATTGCGCGTCGCAACCGATTGCAGCTTTTGCTGTGCCAACTCGCGATAACGGGCCGGGTCGGTGCGCTTCATCGCGAGCAGCCCGTCCGGGTCGCGGCGGCTCCAGTCGTCGAACGTCCAGGTAGCCCGCTCATCGGCGCCGCTCTGGTTCGTGCCCCGGTTGATGGTATCGGACAGGGTGCGCTGCTTTTGCGCCTTGAGCGCATCGAGCAGGGCGCGGGCGCCCGTTTCGTTGCCATGGTCGAGCAGCGCGACCAGCCCCTGCATGGCTTGTTCGTCGATGCCGAGGGTTTTAGCCTCCTCGAGGACGGCCGCCTTGCGCGCCTCTTCGAATTCTGCGATTTGCTTGCGCAGCGCCTCGTTTTCAGCCTTGAGCTGCTCGATGGCCTGGATCATTTGCTGCTCGTCGGCCTTGTCGAAGCCGAGCGTCTGTGCGATCTTTTCCAATTTCATGTCTTCAATTTTTGGCAAAACGTCATCGAGGGTCTGCCCCTCTTCCAGGGAAAGTTTCACGGCATTGGGATTTGCGGGGATGGCTACGATGCTGACTTCGAGCAGATCGCATTCGACCACGGTCGGCCGCGTCTGGCCCGCGACCATGTCATCGGGCGATTCACTGGTCTTGAGGATCTGGATGCCGATGCTGGCGGCATTGAGCATCCCCTTGTCGTACTTGGCTTTTACCATCCTGGCGCGTTCGTCATCCTCGTCGAATATGGGATCGCCTACCAGCTTGCCGTTTTCCACACGCAGGTTCTCGACCTTGCCGATGGGCAGGTCGGAGAAGAGGTTGTGGTCGTACAGCAGCACCGGGTTGCGCAGGAAGTTCTCTGTGCGGATGCCCGAGGTGAGCACCCGGTAACCATATCGATTCACATCTTCCGTGGAAAGCACCAGCATCTGCAATGATTTGTTGCAAATATGCCGTCAGGTTTCCCGCCCCTACAAATGGTGCAATTCATTTTGGCTCATTTACAGCCCGTTCCGATTGTATTTCGCAGCAATACGTCAACACCCCCCTCACGGGGCGGGGCATCCCCCCCATTTTTGCAAAAAGGCTCGTATGAGTTACACCACGAAAAAGACACTGGCCCGCGACCTCTACCTTGAGGGCATCACCCTGAGCATGATATCGCGCGTGCTCAATGTGAGCCTGTCCACGCTCAGCAAGTGGAAAAAGGAGGGCAAATGGCAAACCCTGCGCGATGAGGTGATCATGGCCAGGGAAACGAGCGAGGAAGCCGTGCGCGAGCTGATCGCCTACCAGCTCGATGCGCTCAAGCGCAAGAAGAACGAGATGATCGAGTCGGGGGAGTTCAAACCCATCGACAAAGGCGATTTGGATGGCCTTTACAAGCTGTTTGCGACTATCCGGCGCAAGGGCCTGGAATGGAAGGACTACGTGAAGGTCATCAAGGAGTTCCTCGCCTACACCGAGCGCCACGACAAAGAACTGAGCAAACAAATGGCCGACATCGCCGAGGCCTTCCTTCAGGATAAACGAATCGTCTGATGCCGTACAACGCTGCCGAGGCCAGAGAGTACCGTGAATTCGTCGAACTGTGCCGGCGCATCCGAAGCACGACCAGCCAGCTCGTGCCGAAAGAGGCGCCCGAGGTGCGTCGTGCCCGTATCGAGCGGCTGAAACGCAACTTCGAGGATTTTTGCAAGTACTACTTCCCCAACCTGACCACGGCCGAGTTTGGGTGGTTTCACAAGCGGGCGGCACGCCGCATCATCCGCGACCCCAACATCTTCGCCGTACTGGAATGGCCCCGCGAGCACGCCAAGAGCGTGTTTGCCGACATCATGGTGCCCATGTTCCTGTATGCGCGCGGCGAGCTGACGGGGATGATCATCGCATCGAGCACGGGCGACAAGGCAGCCACCCTGCTCAGCGACCTGCGCGCACAGTTCGAGGCCAATGAGCTGTGGCGCAACGACTACGGCAACCTGTGCGCCCCCGGCGAATGGCGCAGCGACTACTTCGCCACCGTCAACGACTGCGGTTTCTGGGCGTTCGGCCGCGGGCAATCGCCACGCGGCGTGCGCAAGGCGGCCAGCCGCCCCAATTACTGCGTGGTCGATGACATCGACGACAAGACGCTGTGCCGCAATTCGCGCCGCGTGCGCGATACGGTCGACTGGATCCTCGAAGACGTGTATGGGGCGCTGAGCATCCAGGGCGCCCGCATGATCGTTTGCGGCAACCGCATTCACAAGAGCAGCACCCTCGCGCACATCGTGGGCGACATCGAGCCGGGCGACCCGAAGCGCGACGGCATCTACCATCTGAAGGTGTGGGCCCTCGAGGATCCACGCACGCATCGGAAGAACATGGGGCCCGACGGCGTGCCGGCCTGGCGCGAACGCTACACCCGCGAGATGATCGAAGAGCGGATGCGCAAGATCGGCCACCGGGCAGCGCTGCGCGAGTTTTTCCACGAGCACATCGAGGAAGGGATCGTCTTCCGCCACGAATGGATCCAATGGGGGCCCGTGCCCCGAAAGGACCGACTCGACACCATAGTAGTATATGGCGACCCGAGCTTCAAGAACACCAAGGCATCTGACTACAAGGCCGTGGTGGCCGTAGGTCGCAAGGGGCCCAAACTGTTCGTCCTCGATGCCTGGGTGGCACAGGCCACCATCCGCAGCATGGTGCAGGTGTTCTATGACCTGTTCGACCGATATGGCGAATTCGCCCGGTACTACATCGAAGCCAACATGCTGCAAGACCTGCTTTTCAAGGATGAATTCATCGCCGAAGGCGAGCGGCGTGGCTATCAGCTCCCGCTGCGGCACGACAAGCGGCGCAAGCCCGACAAGGTGACGCGGATCGAAAACCTCACACCGCTCTTTGAGCGCGGGCTCATTTCGTTCAATGAACGAATGAAGAAAGACCCCGGCATGCAAATGCTCGTCGCTCAGCTTTTGGGATTCCCCGACAGCCATGACGACGGGCCGGACGCGCTCGAGGGGGCCATCCATATGCTGCGCCAGGCCGGGCGCGGTGCGATGGCCCCAAGGCTCGGGCGATACCGTCGAAACTCTCGCAGAATGTGAGTCTTTTTCCACATTCTGTGGAAAACCTAAAAAACACTACCCATTAAGGGTAAGTAGATTTGCAACAACGAGGTTTAAATCAAAATGTTTGTAAGATTTTTGCCAAATGAGCACTTTCATAGAATACAACGACTACCTCGCCGTCATCAAGGACCGGCACCTGAAGCAGGTGCTCGAGGACGACCTGACCCTGCTCGACCTGGCAGAGGACACGGCCGTAGCCATCGTGCGCGATGCGCTGCACACGCGCTACGACGTGGATGCCATCTTCAACAGCACGGGCGCAGACCGCCCCAGGCAGGTGATGCGGTGGGTCAAGACCATTGCCCTGTACCTGGTGCATGAGCGCATCCCCGACCGCGTGGTGCCGGAACGCATCGTCAGCGATTACGAGCGGACGATGGACATCTTGCGCGACATCGAGGACGGGAAGATGAGCGTGGATCTGCCGCGGATTCAGGATGATGAAGGGGCCGACCTGACCAAATTCCGCTGGGGCAGCAGGCCTGCACGCGGGCATGATATCGATTAAAACGAGATGCGATGATGAACTTCATTCTAAATATGAACTGGATCCAGCGCCTTTTGCGCAAGGACAACGGAAATGACAATGGGAAGCCCGGCCTTTCCTGGCGGCTCAAGCGGCAATACAAGTACCGCGTGGAGGCGGACATGAAGCGTTTCCGCGAGGCGCTGGATGCGGCAGAGAACCCCCTGCGCCCCGACCGGCGCGCCCTGTATGCCATCTACCACAACATCCTGCTCGACGATCAGGTGGCCACCCAAACGCGCCTGGCATGCATCACCGTGCAGCGCGCCCCCTTTGAGATCGAGGTGATGGGCGTGCCTGATGACGACGCCAAAGAGCTGTTCGACCGGCCGTGGTTCGACACCTTCCTGCGAGAGGCAGTGATGACCGAGTTCTGGGGCCATACCCTGCTCGAATTCGCGCCCCGCAAGGGAGAGGAGTTCGATCGCATCACGCTCATACCGCGCGAGCACGTGCGCCCCGAGCTGGGCGACGTCCTGGTGCAGGTGAATGACCAGCAGGGGATCCCATTTCGCAACAATCCGGACTTTCCCCTGCTCATCGAGCTGGGCGAGCCCGACGATCTGGGGCTGCTGCGCATCGCGGCCATCCCGGCCATCCGGAAGCGATATGCCGACACGGACTGGAGCATCTTCAGCGAGAGATTTGGTATGCCCTTGCTGACGGTGCGCACCACGACGCGCGACAAGAAAGAGCTCGATGCAAAGGAAGAGATGGCCGCCAACCTCGGGGCCAACGGCTATGCCATCCTCGACGACCAGGATGAGATCGACCTGGTGATGCAAAACGGCGGCCAGAATGCGCACAAGATCTATGAGGACAGGATCCGGCTGGCCGATCAGCAGATCGCCAAAATCATCAACGGGCAGACCAGCACCAGCGACGAGAAGGCATGGGTGGGCAGCGCAGAGGTCCATGAGCGCATCCTGAACGACTTCACCTTCGCGCGCATGGTACGCGTGCAGCGATGGATCAACGAACGGCTGATCCCGCTGCTGCGCGATAACGGATACCCGCTTCCTGAAGACACCCGATTCGTCTTCACGGAACTGAATCAACAACCCGGGAAAACCGGCACGACGGGCAACCTGTCCGTGCCGGCAAAAAAAAAAGAGATGAAGCAATTTTACGGCCCCACACCCCCCCGACACACCTGCACCACACTCGCTTTTCGTCCCCCGGATGAGCTGGAAGACGCCACCGATGGATTTGCACGGTACATCTGGAAAGGGGGTGACCCGCTGAAGCCCCCCGACCGGTTGGTCAGGGTCATGTACGCTACCCTTTGGCAAGGGGTCGCTGACGGGATGAACATTTCGCTCGACCCGCTCGATGCCCGCACATCCGAGTATGCAATGCTGCGGGATTTCCGTATCAATCTTTTCCGATTCGCTGCGCACAAGGCGGCCGACCTGGGGCAACGCCTAAAGTTCGCCAGCGACCGCTCGTCGAGCGAGGCGGTGTTCATGCGGCGCGCACGCGGCATTGCCGGCATGCATCGAGAGTGGCTGGAAACGGAATACCGAGCCGTGGTAGCTATGTCGCGCTCGGCGCAACAATGGAATGAGTACATGGAACGCGCCGACTTACTGCCATCGCTTCGGTATGTGACGGCCGGGGATGAGCGCGTGCGCAAGGCGCATCAGGCGCTCGATGGCGCAACCTATCCCATCAAACACGATTTCTGGGATAAATACTTCCCCCCAAACGGTTGGAACTGCCGCTGCGATGTGATGCAGACGGCTGATGAGCAGATCATCGAGCCGGCCGGGATCCCGTTCAGCCAGATCCCTGAAGTGTTCCGGCACAACCCTGGCAAGAGCCGGACGCTTTTCACCGATGCGCATCCGTACTGGCGCCACCAGGTGCCCAAAAGCTGGATCATGGCCATCCTGGCGGAGATGGATATCTTCGACCTGATCTATCAATCCCCTTCCGGCGGGCAAGTAGGGTGGCACCCGGCGCATGCCGATGAAGAACTGGAAGAGAACAAACGTACAGGGCAACTGCTGGCTGATAGAGGTGAAATTGTTCGCCTGCTACCTATTCGACCGGTAATTGGTCGCCGAAACGTAGGCAAGAAAAATCCTGATGCCATTGTAGGTGAACGCATCGCTGATTTCAAAGCGCCCAACGGTACCCACAGTGCAATCAAACGCGCCATAAAAACAGCCAACAAACAAGGTGCTGAAATAGTCGTCATCCGGTTGCCAGAATCCACCGGAATCGACCAAATCATTCGAGCGCTGAATATGCAAAAAGGGAAAAACCGAAATGTGAAACAATTTTGGTTTATCCTTGGCGACAAGCTATTCAAGGTGAATCGAGCTCAAATTGATAGTGGGAACTATCCATTCTGAAGCACAAAAGGCCACTCCTTGCGGAGTAGCCTTTCGGCGGAGGCCAGGGGGCGGCAGAGCGTCCCCCGACCGGTAACTCTTTTCACGAGTTCAACACAAAAGTATATATATACGTTGACCCTTACAAAAATTTTAACATTTCCATGCGCGTGAAACGTTGGGATGTGCCGGACTGGCGTAAACAACGAATGAAGCTGCAACAGTTCGTTGACGCCGTCCCGGTATGGTCGGGTAACATGGCGCTCAACTTCTACAAGGATTCCTGGCGGCGGCAGGGGTACATCGACACGCGCTTTCGGCGCTGGGCCCCGCGGCAGGATCCCGACCAGGGGCGCGCCATTCTGATCGGGAAGGGGTCGGGGCGTCTGCGCCGCAGCCTGCGGCTGCGCACCGGCAGCGACTGGTGGGAGGTGCGTACGGACGTGCCGTATGCCAAAATCCACAACGAAGGCGGAACGATCCGGCAGGTGCCCACGCCCCGCCAGCGCAAATTCTTCTGGGCGCGCTACAAGCGCACGGGCGATGCCAAATGGAAGCGATTTGCCCTGGCCAAAGAGCTACGCATCACCATCCCGCAGCGGCAGTTCATGGACATCCCGGGGCAAGGGCTCTCGCCTTTCCTGGAAAAACGCATCCGCCTGCACCTCGAAAGAGGATTGAAGCGAGCCTTGAACGACGTTTGATCGATGTTCGGGCCCCATTCGGGGCCCATTTTTTTTTTTGCACAAAAAAAAGGCACCCACTTTTGGGCGCCCCTGGCAAAAGCAAACGGAAGTTCAACCGGATTCAACACCCGATTTTGGATTCGTACAAAAGTTTCTGGATCTCTTCTCGATCGAGGTTGAGGCCATCGTGCAGCCACTCGAGAATCACGTCCTCGATGACTGGCGGCAACGAAGCGAAGTCAATCTCGATGGCGAATTCGTCCTTCTGGTCGGATACGGTGAGGCGGCAGGGGCCGGCGAGGATGACCGCGAGGGCATCGACGATGATGCGCGCCTTGTCAATCGGATTTGCTGTCCTTTTCATGGCTATCAGATTGTTTGGGTGAAGGAATTTCTGTGCGCAGGATGCGATACACCGTGAGCTCGCTGATGAAGAACTCGTCCATCAGGTGTTGGATCACGTCGTCGTGCCGCAGACGCTTGCCGTCGTACAGCTCGCGGTATCGCTGCTGGATGCGCTGATACTTGCGAAGTGTGTTCGGTCTCATCATCATACGCTTTGCCATTCATTGCCTGAAGGATCGACCCAGGGCTGCCCCTGCGGGTCGGTGAAGGCCTGCACCTCGCCCTGGTCGTAGGTGATGTCGAGCTCGAGCGAGGCGAGCACCTCTTGCAGTTGCGGCACGGCCGAGTAATCGAACACGTGCGACACCCAACTCAGGGTGGTGAACAGGAAGGGACTGAGCTGGTGATCGCTGCTCTGTGCCGTGCGGACGACGCTCTCCATCAGCACCATGTCGGACTCGGTGCCGGCCAGGGCCTCGAGCCCGGGCACATAGCTGAGCAGGCAGCGCCAGTTCATCAGTTGTTTGTACACATCGCCCACGAGCGCGAGGTGTCCCGTGGTGTCGTCGGTGAAGCGCCGGTGGTCGTCGTAGTGGCATTCGGTCACCACGTGCACGTCGAACTCGAGCATGGCGCTCTGGATGTTGCCGGGCCAGGTGCGCCACTCTGCCGGCCGGAACTCGATGTACAGCGCCGGCGTATCGCGCACAAGTTGGTTGCCGTCGGGGTCTTCGATCTGCCCGAAGTACCAGTCGATCTGTTTGACAGTGGCGATCTCGCCCAGGCGGCGCTCGAGGGCCTTGAAGTACTGTGCGTTCATTTCTTGAGTTTTTCCGCCATCAGGCGATTGATTGATTCACTTGCAGTGGCGCCCTTCCATGCGAGGGCCTCGTTGTAGTTGCGCGCTTCTATCTCGCGCATGCGTTCCTTGCTGTATGCCGTCAGCCATCCGAGGATGGTGGCGGTGTCGAGTCGGTTGTAGGCCGGCTTGTATTCGCCCTTGACGGCGCGCCGGAAGGCGATCATGACGTCCTGCACGCGCAGGTGCCGATAGTCGTCCATGATGATCTCGACCAGGGCCTGCGCTTGCGTGCGCGTCAGCGTCTGCTGCAGGTTGAACTGCTCGACCAGCCAGGCGATGGCCTCGATGAGTTGCCGGCGCAGCATCTGCTCGTCCTCGCGGCGCGCGGCCCCGATGGTAGGCACCGGCGGCAGGGTAGCCAGTTTGGCCTTCAGGGCCTTGCCCCGCTCTTCGATGCGCTTCAGCCACATCTGCCGCTTCTCTTCGCTGCCCCGATAACGCTCCTTGTACCACTTCCACGAGTGGCGCAGCCCCCGCAGGTCTGCTTCGATCTGCTGCCGTTGCAACTCGATCCCGTCGATCACGGACGTGGTGAGCGCTTTCCCGGCGGGGATGAGCGGCCGCCACACGTCAGGCAAGGCCGCGGATGCTGTCGGCTGCTTTTTGGCTACCTTTTTCATGGGCTTGCTTGATTGCTGCGATGATTTCGACCAGGTTCTTGTTGATCTGCGTCAGTGCTGTTTGTCGCTGCAGGAAAGGCGACAGGTGCGACCAGTTGCTCAGGATGGCCTCCCAGGCGCCCAGCAGGTCTTCACCGTTGGTCACCTCGCTCAGGTAGCGGATGATCTCCTTCATGGCCTTGCCCTGGGCGGCGCTCATGCGCGGCTTGACGCCGAAACGCTCGACGTGCCACGTCCACCAGGCGCTGATGAACTGCTGGTAATCGGCTGTGGCATCGAAGCCAAGGCGCCGCTCGATGGCCGCCACCAGGGGGCGGTACTCGGGGTGCTCTGTGGCCAGCTTTTGCAGCATCGTTTTCAGTTGCTTGTCGTTCATGGGTGTGGGTTTATCGTTGGATGTCGAGGAAGATTTCGTATCCGTAAATCACTGGTTCGAGATAATCGTAGAGCCTAAGGTAGGCGGGCTTGCTCGACCGGCCTTCCCAAACTTTCTGCCGGTAGTTGAAGACGCAACCGCTGTTGATGAGCAGGCATCCGCGGGTATCTTCCACCGTGTTGCCGATGTGTATGAGGATGTCGCTGAAGCCGGGCACATCCTGCAACTCGATGGCGAACTCATGCCCGAACTCCTTCCGGTACTTTTCATAGAACCCGCCGTGCTTGCGCGGCCAGACGCTGTAGGTGCCGGCCGGGATGCGCGTCTTGCCGGGCACCTTGACCGGCCGGGGCCCGTCCTCGATGACGAAACCGAGGAATTGGTTGTCGGGGCTATACAGGGCACTGAGCGTGCTGTCCTGGGTCTCGTCGAGTTTGCGCAGCTTCAGGATGATCATCTTGCTCATTTTTGAAGGGTGTGCTTGCGATACATCTGTTCGACGATGGTGACCACCTTCCGGCACTCGGCCGGCGAGAGGAAGTGCAGGGGCTTGCGCTTCGGGTTGGCGTTGCCGCAGCGCTTCTGCACGAAGCCGTTGATGCGGTCGAGGTCGGGGCGGCCGTCGGGGCGCGTGTAGCCCATCAGGCACAGGTAGTGCACCACCTTGGCGCGCATCTTTTTGGTCCGCTTGAGGCGTTCCTGGTTGAGCGTGTGCAGGAGGGCTTTGAGCTCGTCGGGATGCATCTCTTTGAGGCTGGCCGTGCGGCCGCCGCTGAACTGACGCACCAGCATGTAGCGGTCGTCGTCGGTCATGTCGAGCTCGCGCAGGGCCCCGAAGA